CGTATCCCAAGCCAATCTAATGACGGAGGTAATGACTAATGTGTATGCTATGCGTAATACCGCCGGGTGTAATACCCGAAAGAGAAAAGTTAGAAAACTCAGCACTTAATAATCCACATGGATATGGCTTTGCTATTGTTGTGCGTTCAGAGAACCGCATCATCCGTGAGCGCACCATGAATGCAGACGAATCAATCAATAGATTCTTAGAGTTACGCACCAAGTACAATGATGGCTATGCCATGTGGCACGCACGCTATGCTACACACGGCGGAGAAACAGTAGAGAACTGTCATCCATTTATTGTAGGTGGAGATGAGCAAACATACCTAGCACACAATGGCATCCTTGATATTTATATTCAAACAAATGATGACCGTAGTGACACCCGTGTATTTGCTGAAGAATTACTACCGGCTATGGGTGGAGTAACTGCATTAGATAACGACTACATTTGGAATCTGCTAGAGGATTGGACAACGGGTTCTAAAGTAGCCGTACTTACAGTAGATCCTGCTGCTAAGCATGAGATGTATTTACTTAACGCAAAGTCTGGTTGGGAAGATAAGGATGGAGTCTGGTGGTCTAACAGTTCATGCTATCTTGATTACTATTCAACTGGTCGTAGTAAATCTGCAGGGCTAACCATTGGTTATTCATCAGCGGACTATGCTCAAGAATATGTTAAAGCATACTATGAAAATCAAGACTTTGATTTCTGGCGTGATGCATACAATGAGAAAACCAAAATGTATACATGCCCCAACTGTTCTGATCTTATGGAAATCAATGATATAATGGAAGCAGATAACACATGTTGGTCATGTGGATTTTGTATTGATTGCAACTCAGTCTTTAACGATTGCCAATGTAGGTATACATCTGATGCTAAGTATGCTAGGCGTGAGGAAGTATACACCAATCTTGACAAGTCATTGGATAGGATTAATGATTATGTTAATACTAAAGAGTTAGCAATACCAGTTACCGGCTGGTCTAATAAAGACTTTGATTTCTAATGGAGATAAATGACCCCGCTTTTTATGAACAAGAAAAAGAATATGAAGAAGATGACCCAGATAAATTACACGACCAGATGAAAGAGAACTTGCCATGAAACCAGACATTGATATACTGCCCGGTTACTTAGCCGATGGTTCTTATGTTGTACTAGTAGACACAAATGAGGGACCAGTATACTTTGGTCCACTCTATAGCCGAAGTGAAGCAGCCACTTGGCTGTCACACTTTATAGAAACGAAAGCCAAACTGATTGCTTTAACAACACCCACCTTTAACAGAGGATAGTTTTAGCATACACACCGTCTCATAAGGTTAAGGGCTTATCCTTATGGTGTATGCTTACCACGCTGGACTGGGCAAGTTTAATTCCTTTTCCTTGCCCATCCAGTCTAACATTAAGGAGAACTAATGGTCACACTTGATGACTATGAACTACCTGAACACATCTCGTACTCTGCCCTTACCACATGGATTGACTGCGGTTGGCTATACTTTCTTAGCCGAGTAAAGAAAGTCCAAGAGAAATCTGCATGGTGGTTTTATGGTGGCAGTGCAGTACACCGGGCTACCGAAGAGTACGATCGAGGTACATACTTATGACACTAGTTCAAGAGTGGAAGAAATGGTGGGATGCCACCGCTGAGGAACGCCCTGAGTATTCAGGAGATAGATCTGGCTGGCGAGTAGCATCACCGTGGCGTAACCCAGAAGGTGAAGACTGGTGGTTTACCAATGGCTTTAAAATGTACGAACGCTGGGTTGGATGGCGCAGTCAAAACCATCACTTAGTAATTCCACTCCTAGACGACGGCACACCAGCCATTGAACTTGAAGCATCACCGGTAGTCAATGGAGTCACAGTTAAAATGTTTATTGACCGCGTGTTCTATAACACAGAGACCAATGAGTATGTTATCATTGACTTGAAGACAGGCAAGAATGCCATAACATCTTCACTACAACTAGGGTTCTACGCTTACGGGTTACGTAAAGTCTATGGTCTGGAAGTAACTAAAGGTTACTACTGGATGGCACGTAAGGGTGAACTGGGCATCGAGTTCNATCTTGCCGANTATACNGACGACAAGATNGAAACTATCGTTGACATGTTCGACAAAGCACGAAAGGCAGGTATCTTCCTGCCCAACTTTAACCACTGCAAGATGTGCGGTATGACCGACTCTTGTGAATGGTTTATCAAACCGAAGGAGATAAGTGAGTAGCACCGAAGCACCTATCAGTATCACAGTTAAGACAGCAGCAGGTAGTCTTGTTACAGTACGAGCAGAGTCTAGCGAAGAACTAGATTCTATTGTCGCACTTGCCTTACCATCTGTTACATCAGCAGTAACAGAACTAGAAGCAGCAGTGCGTGGTGTAACACCAGCATCTGCAGTATCAACAGCAGCCAGTACTATTGCACAGCAACTAGGTGGTCAGGTTATTAGTACACCAGCCTATACTCCTGCTCCACTTGGGGGCGGAGGACGCCAGTGTCCACACGGCAAGATGACTGCTATTCAAGGAGCATCTAAGCAGGGTGGTGGTGTATACAAGGGCTACTTCTGTGCCTCTGCACAGGGAGATCCATCTAAGTGTAAGACTATTTACCTAGATGCTAAGTCTCCTGACTGGGGTACATTCGTACCGGAACGCATTAAGTAATGGATGAAAACACTCCGTCGTTCTATACGTAAGAGTGAGATAGGAGGGGAGCCATTAGCGGCTCCCTTCCGTTCATTCAATGACGCAGGTATGATTCTGCGTAGGGCAGAAGTAACTATCATTGCCGGAACTCCGGGTGCCGGTAAGTCTACAGTTGCGTTACATATTGCAGCGCGACTAAAGCAACCAACACTTTACTTCTCGGCTGATACTAATGCCCACACTATGGCTATGCGCCTGCTAGCAATGACAGGAAAAGTAACGCAGCAAAAGGCAGAGACAATCATGACTAACAGTCCTGATACTGCGGAATCAATCTTGTCAGAGAACAGTCATTTGTACTGGTCGTTTGAACCAAGTCCAACGCTAAAAGATATTGACGAAGAAGTCACAGCATTTGAAACTATGTGGGGTAGAAGCCCTACGCTTATTGTGATAGATAACCTAATGGACATTGCACTAGATGGACATGAAGAGTTCGCTGCCATGAGGCAGATCATGAAAGAGTTAAAGTATCTTGCAAGAGATACCAATGCTGCTGTGTTAGTATTACACCATACGCAAGAAGGAACGGCTGGCTATCCATGTCAACCGCGTTCAGCATTGCAAGGGAAGGTGGCACAGATACCAGCGATGGTGCTTACAGTAGGACAAAAGTCTTTGCCTAATGGCATTGACTCTTACTTGTGTATAGCACCAGTAAAAAATAGATATGGTAGGGCAGACCAGACAGGAAACACATACATTGAAATGTCATTTGATCCTGCTTCTATGTATCTTGAAGACATAGTTCGTGACTACACATCTACTGCATTCGACCAAGAAGAGATGGACTTATAAATGAGTAACGCTGCTAAAGCCAAAGGCTCAGAAGCAGAGCGAGATGTAGTTAAGTATCTTAAGCAATGGTTCCCTTATGTAGACCGACGACTAGCAGGTGCCACCCTAGATAAGGGTGACATCTCTGGTATCCCGGGCGTTACCATTGAGATTAAGAACCATGCTAAAATGAACTTAGCAGGATGGACAGAAGAGTTGATAGTCGAGATGACTAATGACAAAGCATGGACGGGTGTGGTGTGGCACAAGCGTAAAGGCAAGGGGAGCCCTGCCGATTGGTACTGCACCATGCCAGCCCATGTATGGGTAGAACTACTACGCAAAGTATTGGATAAGAATGGACAAGCACAGCATTGAAGAATGGTTTAACCATATCAGTGTAACAGTGCCTAGTCGTGGCAGTGGGTGGCGCAAGATGCGCTGCCCATACCATGACGATAGCAACGCTAGTGCTGCAGTTAACTATGACATCAATAGATTTAAGTGTCATGGTTGTGGAGT